TACTATTACCATACCCCTCACTTATCAGCGGTTAACTGTTATTTCCCTGACTAACGCTATTGCGAATTCACCTTTCCTAGGAGCTACTGCAATTGTTATACTATTCTTTGTATCGTTCTTCATCGGTTTCGTGTTCAGGACAATACCTAACAGTATGGCACTAGGGTCTGTTGTTTACATTACTGCAGTAGCACCTTTCCTCCTTGCCATAGGTTTCCCAATGTCTATAGTATTACTAACAATTGTGCTTGCAGTCGTTGCTCTGATTTATTCTGTCTGGGCATTGCGTGTGATGAATGTCGGATGATAAACTACCCCGCCCTCACGGACGGGGTCTCTAGTGCGAAAAGATGAACGCCTGAAGTTAGCCATGTTCTGTCTAACTGGTTGGGCTGAAACTGCCCCTATTCAACCCCATTTAGCGTGCCAAATCCTTCGAAATGCATCCGAAAAGTTTTTTAACCACCAGCTCAAACATATGTTTGAGAACATGGTAGACGAATATTTCCCAAGGAAAGGAGACGTCGCAGGTGGAGCAAGGCGTGTTCTAAAGGCAATACTAGAAGGGAAAGTAACAAAATACCCAACAATAACGTTAAAGCTAGCTGGAATAGAGGCTAACGCAACCAGAGATGGATACCCACAAGTAAAAGAAGTTCTTCATCAAGTAGTAGAAGCAATAAGGTCTGCTGTAGATACTGCAGGCTTGAAGAAAAGAGGTATGGGGTTCCAGGACGTTGAAATTCCACCAGAAGTCCAACAGCAATATATGCCTGTAGTGCAAGAAGCCTACAACTTGTTATCAGGCATGAGAGCAGAACAGATGGCTTATTAATTATAAGCCAACCTTCCTTTTTTAAAACCTTATTTCCCAAGTAGATCTCATGAAACTTTCTGAAAAACTAGGTTCTATTCTTTCGAACGGCGATGCCAATTCTATTTTATATGCGTTTGCTGATCTTACTACATTTTTAGAACAACAAGTTAGCGAACTTGATGTAGCTGATAATAATATAATTCTTAATGAGTTGAGACGAGTAGCGGAGACCGTTCTTCAAAATTACATAAAGCTTGGGTTTGACCTTGGGGACGTAAAGAACACTAGGGAATTGCTGGTAAAGGTCAATGATATTATCAATTCAAACGTTGATGACATTCTCCAACTAGAACTTCGACCTACCGCATACGGTGTTGAGCAGGAAATTAACATGTTAAAGATATCTGTATTAAAGGAAATTATAACACAATTTGCTAACGTGTTTGGATTGACGAAAGAACCTATAGCCGTGCCGTTACTATATTCTGGTGGAGAAAGGAACGATGAAGAAGCTAGAAGGATAAGGGAATTATTCGAAAAGGAAAAAATTATCTTTAGCCCCTGACCTCCTCCCCGCCCTGAAGGGTGAGGTTTTACGCCTCCTTAACTCCCTTCTTTGTAAAACTAGGCGTAATTGCTATATATCCTGCCAGGATAAGTTTGACCTAAAACAGCTGGTACAGCTGGTACAATTCCAGAAGTTTGCACTAGGGTACTTAATTTCGACGCACTTTCGCTTGTAGGTGCTAAGCCACTACTAGCAAGAGTATTATATACCTGCAGTATCATTGATAATTTTCGAGTGTTTACTTGTTCGTGCTTATGGTTACTTATTTTATAATATGCGTCCCTAATATCACTAAGTAAACGTTCAACTACAGTAGATAATGGAGTTCCATCTGGTATGTCGTATATTTGGTATAATTGAGTAACAGCACTAACTGCTGGAAGCATATCCGGGGGTATTTCTGATATTTCTGATTGAAGCGAACTTATGTCGCCTGCCTGTATCTGAGCTAACACTTGACCGTGAGATATTGTAGTAGGAGATGTGGATGATATTGGAGATGTGGTAGAACTCGAAGTTGGGGATATAGTAGGAGATGAAGACGGTGTAGATGTTGGAGTACTAGATGATGGCGGTGAAGTAGATGTTGATGACGATGAAGTAGAAGAACTATTGCTCTGTGAACTAGCACTCTCGACGATATTAATTGCATTATTAAGGATTCGTGCATATGTAGTAGGAGATGAAGACGACGCAGATGTTGGAGTACTAGATGATGGCGATGAGCTAGATGATGACGAAGGAGAACTATTGCTCTGTGAACTAGTTGATGTAGATGTTGGAGTACTTGATGGCGATGAAGTAGAACTCGGTGTGGATGTTGATGGCGATGAAGTAGAACTCGGTGTGGATGTTGATGGCGATGAGCTAGATGATGACGAAGGAGAACTATTGCTCTGTGAACTAGTTGATGTAGATGTTGGAGTACTTGATGGCGATGAAGTAGAACTCGGTGTGGATGTTGATGGCGATGAGCTAGATGATGACGAAGGAGAACTATTGCTCTGTGAACTAGCCCTTTCCCTAGCCCTTTCCATAGTATTAATTGCATTATTAAGGATTCGTGTATAAATGGAAGCTATAGTACCGGCTACTGGTGTGCTATAACTAGGTAATTGTAAACTTTGTAATTCCTCAACTGTCAATGTATCGTTCGTTAGCGACTCGTATATTTGATTTAAATTATTATACACTTGCTGATACGCAGATACTCCTTCGAAACTTGTTGAAGATTCATTTTCAAATTGTATAGCGTTTTGTAACATCTTGTTAATTTGCTGAAGAGTTGACGATACGTTAGATAAAGTAGATGGCGATAGCGATTTCCCAGAAGCGTACTCAGAAATTAGTGAGTTCAACGCTAGATATACCTTTGCAAGTTCAAGATTCATGTTTTGTAGAATGTTGTCATAGAGAATTTCTTTTAGTGTGGCAATTGGCGGTAAAGAGTCTGAATATATATTATTTTCAGTAATGTATATTGTTTGGGTAGAATAAAGTGGTATTGGTATATTAGTCGTACCTACACCAGGTACTTGTACTGTGAGCTGATCGTATGGCGATGATACCATTGATGAAATGTCGACGTATTGATATTGCGATAGCGTATATGTTTGCGAGTTCCCATTAGTATTATCAGTTACTGTAACAGTGACGGAGCCTGGATACAAGTTTAGTAAGTACACTTCCATGTTTGCTCACTCAAACATATGTTTGAGATGAATATAAGTTTTTCCTCCTCGTGGAAGGTTGCCAGCAGAGACCGTCGTTCGTTTTGTCAGAGGTTTAGCCTTTTGAATATGAAGCCTAATATCACTGCACCGATGCTGAAGGGTAGTACTATATAGTTAGCAAAGAGCAGACCTATAGAGAGTGTAGCGAAACTAAGAAACAATGTTGAAGACCACAGTTGAGAAGAATAACGATAAGATGCTACTGCTATTGCTAGAAAACTATAGTATGTTATAATTCCTATTAGTTGGTTATTTGTTGAATGTATATTAGTTATAAATGAAGATCCGGTACTACTGTTATACTTTGCAGTGGTTGTATTAGTAACATTCAATGATGCGACCTGGACTGGTTTCACTGGTAGTGGTGATGTGGAAATTGTTATCGACCTAGAGGATTCCGATACTGTAACAACTACTTGCAAATTCGTTGGCAAGTTTGTTGGGTAATAGTTACTGGATATGAGAAGTTGTGATTGTATGCTCCCATACTGTATAACAAGGTTATACCCAGTGAAGCCTATTAGTGTTAGAGACGACGAATTTGTTAGCTTCGTTTGGTAGACTGTATTATTGTTATTGACTATTGCGTCTCCCGGAGCCGTCGTCAAACTCAACACGGACGACTGTAATGCTGTAGGCAAACCTGTTGCAACTGATACGATACCTGTAGTTTCATAATACAGACCGGAAGACAGTGTTGTACCGATACTTGATACAGATAGCGGTATTGTGCCATTATAATTAATATAAGGAACTATACCAGTTGACGCGACAGGGTTTGGCATAGGCGTTATGAACGTGAAGAAAGACCCTGGGTAATAATAGAAACCTATGAGATAGAACGTATTGCCTATGTCTGCATAGCCAACTCCAACATCAGCTGGAAATTGCGGATTATTTACCAGCTTTGTAACAGCTGTTTGAGAGTTATATACATATACGCCTGTTGTATTTACTATCAGCCCAGCTTTGTGCAAAAAGTCAGTAAAACCAACGAGCATGTTGTAATTGACTTGTGTGTTTGTTAACGACGGCTGGATCGATATCCCCACCACATTCCGCCCATAAATTTTCAGATTAACTAAACTCACGCCTCCTACTGTGTTCACCGTCTTCCCGCTCGCGGTAACAGAATATGCGGAGCCGTTTGCATACTTGACTGAAATTGTACTACCTACTGGTATATCTTCGAAGGAAATGTAATTGGAAGACGAGTTATAAGGTAAAATATACATGTCTACATGGTTTAGGTCAAGTTTCAGGTTGCTGGCTTGCACTGGTAAAGAGTACCATTTGCTATCGTTATACACTAGGATATTAGAACCGTTAAGTAACGTTGGGTTAAAGAAGTATACGGGGTCTTCCAACAGTACGGAATTAGAACCGTATGATGCACTTTGAGATACCGCAAAAGTATCGTTAAACGTAATGGATGGCGGGGCTACAGTTTGCGGTGCTAAATATTGAGTAGAAGGGTACTGTAAAAGCACTGACGACCCAAACACCAATCCATACATAGATGATTGTGGCAAAGCGACTTTGGCAACTTCTTCGTTCGGCATGCCTGCCACCTGGGCGTTATATGTAAATTGTGAATTTGAAATTGTGAATTGTGAGCTTTTAACGTAACCGTCGGAAGCCATAACCCAGGTCGTAGAGCCGAAAGGAAACGCTGTATACGAAGGAATTGTCTGTAAGTTGGAATATGAGAAAAGGCTTAGCGTAACTATGCTACCTGAAGGAATTGAGCCAGTATATATCAATTCAGGTGGCGTCACAATAGCTGAAGATTGAAAAGTGTAAAGCATAACTGCAGATGTATAACGCAACGCAGTCGTTGTGAAAGTTACAAGGCTATTTTGCCCGTTTAGTACCAATGACCCGCCAAGTAACGAAACGCCTGATACATTGAAGATAGATGTGTTGAGATAATAGAACTGAGTGTAAAAACTAAACACACCAGTGGTTACGGCACTAGCTTGAGTATTTCCCCCGTAAACGAAATAATAAGTTTGTGATGAAGGAGATGGCTCGTACCATACCAGCAACGGCGGTGTTGCTGAGAACAGGTATGAGTATTCATAATAACCCAAGGAGTTTGATACGTAGTAATTTTGACCGAACACTTGGGTTTGTTGCGGGAGTGGAGTAATGTAAATTAGCCCTTGTGAAATGTTTGCGTTTACATCAACTGATATAGGTACTTCTTCTTGGATAAGGCTAGCTTTTGCTGTTAACAGGAAAAACGGTAAGATAAAGAAAAATAAATATAGCAGGATTAGGAATACGGTCTTTCTGTTAACTCTCACTCTGTTGACTCTCATTAAAACCATCATTAAAACATATGTTTTACATGTTTAAATTTCTGGGGGTTAGGGGAGCGGAAGTCCCCCTCCGTGAGGACGTGGTAGTTCACGTCCATACCCATTTTATACTTGTTAAAAATCTTACGATGAACCCAGAAACTATTCCTATGAAATTGATTACGCCAAGTACTAACGACTGAAGTTTTAAATTCGACGTAAAAAACAATATTGCCAATATTTCCGAAGCATTACTAAAATGAAACATAATTACAATAATTGAAATTACCACAGTATACTGAATAATTCCCCCACTAGCTGAGGACATATGAAATTTAAGTAGTCTCTTGATAAAACTTCCTACTCTTTTATCCTTAAAAGTCCAAATGTCATTTAGTATAAAATTAAATATTATTGAAAGCTCTATTGCAAGTCCTAAGGAAAAGAAAATAGGCATATCGCGTGCTGTAAGTATGAAAACTCCTTCGTTAACTAAAGTTCCTAAGCCTCCAACTATCATGAACTTTAATAACCTTAAATCCACGACTTATACTTCTCTATTAAAATAGTATAAATCTTATCCCACTGACTTCCTCCCCGCCTATGAGACTTCCCGCCCCCTTAACCCCTTTCTTTGCAAGAAATAAAGTTCAATAATTTTCTAACACGTTGGGCGATGCCCGCACTTCTATAGAGCTGTGGCCGTTAATATACGTGCAACAGGCAATCAGCGACGTAAAGAACCCGCACTTCTATAGAGCTGTGGCACGAGCTTTATATATTATGCTATATGTACATTATACATAGCCCGCACTTCTATAGAGCTGTGGCAAGCCTCGCAGGTAGGATAGTTCAGTAATTTTCTAATACGTTCCCGCACTTCTATAGAGCTGTGGCTGAAAGTTTATATACCTCCGCATCCCCGCACTTTGTCCGCAACCTCTCTTCTTCACGTGGGGGTGCGTGCCCCACAGGTTGCGGGTCTACCCCTTTCGGGGAACCCCGCTTGAGTACATAATTAATGTGGTAGCTTTAAAGTTTTCGGTGCATATACAGCTCAGAGCTGTAAGAAATAAAGTTTAATAACTGCAAAAATAAAGCCATAACACATGAAAAAGATAACAATAAACATTGATGAAAAACTAAAGGAGGTTTTTTCTAGATTATGCGAAGAGGAAGGGGTAGATATGACTCAGGGGATAAGAGAATTAATGATTGAAGCAATAAACAGGGGTTATATAAATAAACAGAGGAAACAAGGAGTTGAAAAGGTGAGAAGAAATGAGTAAAAACAAACATAACAAACGTACACTTACTGTTAGACTGAACCCAACTAGAGATGAACAAGTTTACCTTATTTCTCTAATTAAAGCATATACATCGATAGCTGGGAAATTACATACTGACGCATATGCCAAATTTATGGAACTTACAACCAATGGATTAATAGAAAATATAAAGCAGTTGAAAGATATTAAGAAAAAATTCTATTCTTGGTACAATGAATATTTCAAGACACAAAGGGAATGGATTACCGACACTCTAGGGTCTAATGTTACGGATCAACTATTTCAATTCCTGCGTGGTCAGTACGAAAACTTTTTCGCGAACTATGAAAATTTTTTCAAGCATAAAATAGAAGGTCGTCCATCATTTCCTGCTTTGCCTGAGTTATTTCAGATTAGAGACCGTGGCGTTGAGATTGATTTCGATAAAAAGATATTAACAATAAAACTTAAAGGTAAACGTCTATCTTTACGGTTCCAAGCGGATCGGTTATTATATCGCGGTGAGCCAGGGGCGGTGACAATCAAACAATTGGATGGCAAGCTTTACGCTTACATCCCCTTCGATTTCACCCCTAAGTTCGAAGAAGGGAAGAAAGGAGTAATTGATATAGGGCTTACAAACTTTTTTGCAACAGTCACAGAGGACGGTGACGTGATTCTCGTTAAAGCGAAAGAGTACGTATATGTTTACAATATATATAAAGAAAAGATTAAAGAACTGGATCGTATAATAGGGAAACTCAGGAAATACACCTTACGGATATATATCACACCACCGAAAAGTTTCAAGCGTTACCCCTTCTTGGGGTTCACGAATAATAGACAAGCGTCCAAGATAATAACCTCGTTATACACGTCGTGGTATGATGTAGGGAGAGCAAAAAAGAAGCGATTAAGAAGAGAAGACATGACAAGTATCGTCAGGAAAATACGTAAGGTCAACTACAGGCTAAGAATCACAAAACTAGATTTTGTGAAATCGAACGGGCATGTCAAACTTTTCCCAAAGAAATCACCATTTGTGAGGGATGTCTATAAGGACTTACCGATCTTCCATAAGTTAGAATATGAGAGAAATAAGTTGTTCGAAAAAAGAGATAGAACCTTGAGGCATATAAGGAGAACAGCTATTAACACACTATTGCGTATTCTGAGGGAGAGAGGAGTAACACACGTAGTTGTAGGATACCCGTACAACATCAATAAAAATAGAAATGAACTAACAGTAAATCTGTTCCAGTATAGAAAGACGATTAACGATTTGAAAATAATTGGGGAACGATACGGAATAAAAGTTGACGAAATTGTGGAATATAATACATCGATTACATGTTCCGTTTGCGGTGAAGTGCACAAAAACGGTAGAATTGAAAGAGGCTTGTATAAGTGTGAGAAAACTGGTAAGATGATAAATGCCGACGTGAACGGTGCACTTAACATATTTTACAAAGCGTTCTCTAAAATGCCAAAACAACTGAAGAAAATTGAAACCATAAAACTGACTTCCTCCCCGCCCTGAAAGGATGAGACTTTCACACCTTAACCCCTTTCTTAGTAATTTTCTAGGACGTTAGGCGATACAGTATATTGCGGATTAGTAGTGACTTGAACAGATTGATTATTAACTATTTTTGGCAAAACTTGTGCCAGCTGTAGGTATACCTGTAACGATTTTACTATCTCTGGTTCGACGCCGTACATGGACGCAAGGGAATTTAACACATCTGGTTCAATTTGCTGTGCAATTTGATTTGCCTTCGTCACCAATGCCACAGGATTATACTGAGTTTGCTGAACTAGGCTTGGTATTTTGTTGTATTGAACTCCAAAATAATTTGCAATTTTTTTAGGTGAAGTAGGGGTAAATGGCTCGTTAAGGTACTGCATAGAGATTAGGTTAAGATTATAATATTGCGAAAGTTGGTCAATTGTATATATTAAGTTTAATATTTTCGCTATAGCTTCTGCATACGTCGCGAATGAAGAAAGACGCTTATTACGATTATTTGCACTCATATTATATCTGTCTAAAACAGCTGTTTAAAAAGTTATATCCTCAGGGTGGGAGCCACCCTTAGTGCCTGTGGAGCTCTGCCCTCTACCCTTTGGGCAAGGTGGGGCTATGAAGCAGGAAGCCCCGCCCTTCAGGGCGGGGAGGTCAGTTAGATTGTCATGGCGATCATTTTCTCCAGCACGTCCATAGCTTTTCTAAAATCCATCTCTTTGTACAGTTCGTTCATAGTTTTTTGCACGTCCAACTTCAGTCCGTAAAATGTGTCTACTGTGTACAGTATTTTTTTCAAAATGTCTGTGTCAGTTGCAGGTAATTGCGTTATATCAATTCTAGGTAGAAGCTTCAATGTTTGTACTTGTAATAATGAACTATCAAAACTCGTTATTACCACAAAACTAACGTTATCCTCTTCCAGTAGACGCTCTATCAACAGCTGTTTGTTGATGTTGAGGTTGCCATGCATATGAATTATACCGACCGGCTTGTTCTCCTGCTTGAGTAATGTTATGATATCGTCGCTTCCATACCGGAGTGAAGTGGACTCTTGTAAATCTATAAGGTAAACGGGTCTGTTCTCGATTGTAAGAAAATAGCTTGTTACTACTGCAGTCATAGTATATAATGCTCCTTCGCATAACATTTTTACGTTCTTATTTTTGATATCAAAACGCCTGAGTTGAGGCAATTTCGTTATATCTAAAATACTTTCCTTACCTTGTAATTCGAATGGCACAAGTCTCCTCGGGAAGTTACTTTTCGACCTGAGAAAAGAGATAGTCCCAGTCTGTATTATAGTCCTGAACTCAGCTACAGAAATGCCGGTAGCAGAGGCGTAAAACGATAGTTTTTGTGTATCATATTCCTTGTCCTCAATTTTGAAAGTTCTTTCTGTAGTAATCTTCCTGGCTATGTACTCGTAAACGGTGTGCGAATAAGGAGGAAAATAAATTTTCCAGGGAAACCTCCTCAGCATTGCGTCGTCCATATCGTTTATTGAAGCGTTAGTAGTTAATGCAAGAATCGAAGGATGTTCCGAATCCGCAAATTCCTGCAATTTTTCTAATAATATATTCTTCATATTGTCCTCTACCAATTTTTCAGCTTCACCGCCTCCACCCCTTTTTAGTAAAAGCCTTTCTCCCTCGTCAAAAACTATGATGGAAGGTTTGCTGGAAAATAGTTGTTTATTTATGAAATCGTTTAGCAATTGGTAAGGTTCACCGACATATTTCGTCAAGAAATCAGTAGGTTGCTTAACAATTGCTTTCAACCCTAGAATCCTCGTAAGTAATTTAGTAGCAATGTATGATTTACCGGTGCCAGGGACGCCGTAGAGTAGGATGCCTCCGTGCAAAGTTCCTTCACTAAGGTAAGTCGATATAAGCTCCTTCAGTTTATTCCAAACTTCTATTGGTAAAACTAAGAAATCGTCTCCAATATCTATTACTACGTAATTGTCGTCCTTCACTTCTTCCCCATTCTCTCTCTTGAACCTTAGACGGCTTATCTTCGGCAAAGGATGATCAACATGAATGAATTGCGTGTACTGAGAGGAGAAGATACAGTTTGGTGGGTATGCAAAACGTATGTTTGATATGTCAGCGTTCACAACGTCACCGTCCCGTGGCTTAAATGAACTGGCAACGACTTCGCATATCACAGATCCTCACCGCCGAGCTTACTCAAAATAAGATCCTTGTTTTGTCTCTTTCCTCCTCCTTGTTGTTGCTTCATCTTCTGTAATAATTCGCTAGGATTAGTTACTCTTTTTATATGGAACTGTCTATTCGCTAAAATTATCAAATAACAATCCCTAACTTTTGTGTAATTAATGCATACAAGTATTTTCGTCCCTTCGATTTTCAATACCTCTAATGATTGTATTTCGTCTATTGGGACGAATGGGTCTAATATGGATAAACTCGTCTGCAACCCGCAGTTTTTCACGATACAGTTAAGAATAATTAACCTCGTTTGTTTAGGCAAATCGTCACGTAGTAATAATTTTATCAAGGTCTCTAGTTCGCCCTCTTCATCTTTTTCCCCTAAAGCTTCAGATATTAATGAAATTATATCAGACGGTGTAAGTTCAGGTTGCATTATTTAACACCTTTTAGACAGATTGGAAACTCAGGGTCGAGGTTTATATTATCTATTTTTAGCACTTCCTTTACTTTTGCTCTCGCCTTTTTTATCATACGATATAGCGAAATATTGTTGTCGGTGCAAACGGCTAGTGCTATATAAAAATCTAACGCAGACGCCAGTAATGCGTCTGTAACACCTCTTACTTGGTCTGCTGGCACGTTGACGCTTACCTTGTTCTCCTCATCTCTATATGTTATTACATTACTAACCTCATAATACTTGTTCGGCAATTTTAGTGAAAAACAGTTTACGAAATATTCTGCAACAGGCTCCGGTAAATACACCCTCGTACTAACTTCATAATATTTCATAATTCTAACTTGGGTCGCAACCTATAAAAAGAGCTAAATCTTCGAATATACGGCTGAAAATAATTCGCCGGCATCATAATTATTAAATTTATAATATTCATCACAGATTTCGTCTATTATGGATTGCATACGAGCAGGCACTTCACCATTATATACATGTATGCACGTAACTACTAAACCATTATTTCTTGCAAAGTTCTTGAAATAATAAAGCGTAGTATCATAGCCCGTCTCAAAATCAGATAGTATGAAGATCTGTTTTACGTCCTTTAACCCCGGATAGTTATTATAATATTCCATGAAGTCTTGTAATGCAACCATCATCTCCGTTCCTCCTCCAGGTTTGGTCTGAGCTACTTCGAAAACGTTGTTAACATCTATAGGCTCGGTTGACGAAGAGTCGAAGTATTGCACAAACACCTTCTTATTGCTCTTTTCTGCTTCCATAGCAGAAGCTAAGGCTACAGCAGAAACGTTTTCAAACGCAGTGTACCCGTTCGGCATAAAATTCCCCATAGACCCGCTTTTATCTATCATGAAATATAAGTCCCCAACGCCCTCATTTTCTACCGCCCTTTGCAGTAAGGCTCTATTAGTATACCGTTCGAGGAAAATCTCGTCCGGTAAAACTAGTTGACTCTTAAACATATGTTTGACATTATTTCCAGTCGTTATTCCCTTCATCACCCCTCCCTGATCTTTAACGCCTCTGTTAGCGTACTGTAAATCAACTTGATTAGCCAAAGCCAAAAGCCTGTTAGCACTCTCTAATAATTCTAAAACTCTAGGATTGATTTCCTTTAGTACTCCTCCTCCTGAGCCTTTCCCAATAGATAAAGCTGTTAAGGACTCTTGAAGACTTTCTTGCAATTCATCTAAAATCCTTGATTCTTCATCTATGCTATTTTCGAGGTCTTCTATAATATCTTCGTTTTCGCTTTGTTGCCCTTCTTCTCCTCCTGATTCCTGTCCGTGTTCACTATTTTGACCTTGGTTGCCTTCTCCACTTTGCTGTTCTTCTCCTTCACCTTCTTGGGTTTCTCCTTCTCCACTTTGGCTCCCCTCACTTTCACTTTCCTGCCCTTCTCCTGATTCCTGTTCCTCACCCTCTTCTCCACTTTGACTCCCTTCTCCTTGTTCTTCTCCTTCATTCCCTTCATTTCCGCTTTGTTCCTCATTTTCCTGCTCGTTACCCTCCTGGTTCATTTCGCTTCCTTCTCCTTGTTCGCCATTTTGACCTTCTCCGCTTTCTTCTCCGCTTTGATTCTCTTCGTTTTCGTTTCCCTGTTCTCCTCCTTGTTCACCATTTTGACCTTCTTGTCCCTCACTATTTTGACCTTCGTTTCCTTCGTTTTCACTTTCCCCTTCTGATTCCTGTCCTTCTTGGGCATTGCCCTGTTCTCCTTCCTCTCCACTTTGCTGTTCTGCTTCGTTTTCGCTTTGTTGCCCTTCTTCTCCTCCTGATTCCTGTCCGTGTTCTCCTTCGTTTTCGTTTCCCTGTTCCTCACCCTCTTCTCCGTTTCCCTTTTCTCCTTCTTCACCTTCTTGTGACTCCCCTTCTTCTCCCTCCTCTTGGTTGCTTTCGTTTTTACTTTGCTGTCCTCCTTCTTCTCCTCCTTGTTGTGTTTCTTCTCCTTGGTTCCCTTCTTCACCTTCTTGTTGCCCCTGTTCCTCACCGCTTTCCTGCTCGTTACCCTCCTGGCTTTCTTCTCCTAATTCCTGTCCTTGTTGTCCTTGGCTCTCTTCGCTTTCACTTTCCTGCCTTTCTTTTCCCTCCTCTTGTTTTTCTCCTTCCTGTTGTTGTTTTTCTACTTTTCCGCTTTGCTTCTTTTCGCCTTGTTTATTTCCGCTTTGCTCCTGCTGTTCTTGTTGCTCCTGCTGTTCTTGTTGTTTTTCTCCTTTGTTGGATCTGTTACGTCTGAATTTTTTCTCCTGTAATTCCTGTTGTAACAGCTGTTTGATAGTGCTGAATGATAAACCTTGCAAGTTTTTACGTTGTATCAGACGCTGAATATTGTCTAATTTTTCGTTTATGTCGTTAATTCTATCTGAATCGATATTTTTTAAAAAATTATAAACGAAATAAGCGAGGACTGCTGGGAATTGTAAAAGAAGTTTGTTTTGTTGTGATGCTATCTTGACAAGTTTATATACAGTATCTCTTAAACTATCCAGAACGTCTGGTGTAAGTGAATAATCAGACAAATGTGCAAGTTCATCTATCACTGTTTTAAAAATAGTGTTTGTTAGTTCTCTTTCTCTCTCATCATCTTCATTATCATGAAAGAAGCTTTGCATAATATACTCACTTCCCTTGTGTCACTTGTAAAAGTTCATCCTTAGTTTTTTCTAATGTGTTTGTGAAATCTAATATCTTAGTCTTCGTCCACCTTACAGCATTGTCAAGACGCTTCATTATTACTTCTTTTTGGGCTTGGTCTACCACTTCTCTTGGTAATGCGTCCGAAAATTGCGGGAAGAATTTTTGTATCCCGGCAATGAGTTTGCTGTTCTCGTCGCTCCCTCCTAGTTTCATTAGTTCGTTATATTTACTTTCAATTTCAGCTTTTATCTTTTCATAAACTTTCTGAAGCTCATCCATCGCATCAGAGGTTATACGATTTACATCTATCTGCTTGGAGACGGTAGATACAATATTTTCAAGCAGTTTCTCTGCTAAAGTCCTGATTTTAATATTACTGGCATACTTGGTTTCAATATCGACCAGGATACCTACAGCTTCCTTAAAATTAGCCAGCTTCTGTCGTGTGTCATCACTATTATTAGTTACCGCAGAAAATTTCTTAACAAGATCTGCTTTATATTGTGCTAGCTCGGGCGACGTCGCTGGAAATGCTTTAACAATAACATCTACAGCGAATGTCGACGCTTTGTTTAACAATTCATTTAGGTTTTTGTTCCTCAATATTTTCTCTGCTATTTCAGAAATGCTATCTATCAAGCTATTAATATCAATAGAAGAATTATTCGATCTACTTGTATCGAAATACGATTTGATCAATGCCGGGACTAGAGAAGATACTATATTCTTTAGGTCTGGTGTGAATGGAATTGTAAGATAGAATGCTAATACAGTATGCACTGGTGTAATTGTTGAATTACCGAACATATCACGTAACGCGTTAGCGACTTGCATTATACTTTTGAATTTTCTCTCGCTGATTGTCAGATATCCCCCCATCGATCTGAAGTACGACCTGACAATTCCAGAATCGCTAAACGCTCTTGGGTTTTGCAACGCCTGTGCTATTGCACCTAGGATGAGATTAGCCTGCTTCACCGCTTCGAGTACAATATCTTGCGTTGTGTATTTGGTGTAATCTGAAAGAATTTTATCCTGTATTTTTTTAACTTCGTCATAACTCGTTACAGTTGGGATGGAAGTAGGCTTAGTTGCTGTAAGAACTTTATGATACCTTTCTGCGGTTGAGCTGAGGTTTTGCACATCTTCCAAGTTAGGCGAAAGAACTGTAGCAAATACCTTGAACCTATCTAGGAATGCTCTGTCCGCTTGTGTATTTACCCTGACCTCGTTTGACGCAGAAAAGAACGCTAGCCACGGTAATGAGATCTCTTTACTTCCATTCCTGAACTTCTTTTCGTTAATAGCCCGAAATAGCGATTCGGCAAGGACTTTGTTGCTCTTGAAAATCTCATCTATGAAAATCAGCTTAGCAGAAGGCAAGAATCCTTCAGTGATGTATTCTAGTACTCCTTCTTCTCTCAATTTTTTTAGGTTTGTATTTCCAAAAATGTCTTCTGGCGTCATTGCCTCGTGAGCGAGTACTATGAAAAGCTCTTCTGGTTTAACCCCATCGATCATTTTCGAGAGGATTTCGATAGTATACGTTTTTGCAGTCCCTGGGTCTCCGATGAGCAGGGTAGGAAACCCTGTCAAAAGTCCTGTTATCACAGCTGTTTTGACGTCTTCATTCCCGACAACATATTTATCTAACTCGTCCTTCAAACGCCTAGCAACAGTAGAAACATCAGAAGACGACAAACTTTCACTGTTCTTTTCTTGTTGTTCTTGTAATTGCATAAAAAACATCTGGCGTCATAAACTTAAAAGTTTTCCTCAAACACCTGTTTGAGCGTTAAAATCCGCTTTTTAAACGACTTCTGGGGCAAGAAATTATCATGAGCCTAAATAACTCCAATACTAAAAAACAACAACAGCAACAAGAACCCACGTATGAAATACCAAGCACGGCAACGCCTGCACCACCGCAACTGTTTCCACAAATACAACAAACCCAACAACAACCTCAATTATCGCCACTTGGGAAAAGAAATATTGTAAAGGTTGACCCAAACCTGGTCAGGCAGGCAATCAGGGAAAAAGCTATCATACCGACAAGGCAGGTGACCCAAAAAGAAGCCATCAAAATAACAACTGTGCAAGAAATCCTGAACAATTACGTATTGATTTTAACAAAAGATCTTAAGAGCGGGTCTCTGCAGTTCTACGGCACCCCATATAACGTAGACGATAATTTCCAGATTTTATTATCGATTTTGACGGATAGGTTTTCAAGTCTTTCCATTGACGAATTGTCTGAAAAGTTTTCAGAGCTTCATAGTTTGATATCAATCGATGCAAATTATGAGGATATAATAGCGAAGCTTAATGAGGCACATAAACTAGTAGTGTTGCTTTTGTTAGCCTTTGAAAGGAGTATCATGGAAGTTGCGGGAGTTAGCACATCGAAAATGAGAGTAGAAATGTTATCCCCGCTCGAAATAGCACAGACGTTAGGTATTACTCCGATAAGTACCGATAGATTGTAGCAGGCGTCGGTTATGGAAGAAAAATTGAAAGATAATATATCATGGTTTTTGGCAGGGCTAGGTTTAATTAGTATAGGATTAGCGTTTTTAGGTGACGGAAAACCGTATTTACTGCCTACCGCATTTCTCGTCGTTACTTTAGGTATGCTCTCTATATTTGTAAGGCAAAGAATACTCATTTTTTCGGCTTTTGCTATTGCGACTATTACAGCTGTAGTGAATATACTGACAGGGTTACCTATCCTAACGGATGAAGAAGCAATAATATTATACGCGTCACACTTATTCCTTGACGGAAAAAATCCGTACCTTTACTCAATGGCTAAAGCGTTTTCCATATATCACGTTCCGTATAACGTTGTGACCGGCACTACGGCAAACTCATTTTTGCCGTCCGTCTATATTTACCCCCCATTATCGTTCATCAGCGTTGCAGTTCTGCATAACCTTGAAACAGTAGACGTAATAACAGCTGTTTTAGCTTTTGTATATTCCTTCCTCAAACGACGCGAAAACGTTTTCATCGCATCTTTTTTCCTATTTCCTGCACTTTCATACGATTTTGCGACAGGGCAAGAACTGAACCTTTTCGCATATTCGATTGCGTTTCTTGCAATATTTAACGAGAGATTCAGGTACCTGCTCCTAGGAATCTCTGCAGACATAAAGCAGTTTGCAATATTGATAGCTATTCTTCTAATTAAATTTGAAAGACAAAAACTTAGAAAGATAACAGAATTCGCGTTACCGCTACTGCTCTCATCAATACCCTTCATTTCAAAGCAATACCTTGCGTCCGTTATAACTATTACACAACCGGTTGCACATCAGGGCATTTCGTTTTCACTTCTTACCGCATTCGGCTTACCCATTCCCCCGTTCGTGTATACCGTACTTGAGGTATCTCTTTTCGCATTAATCCTATTATATAATAATAAGAAAGAATTAGCTTGGGGTCTTCCGGCGTTAATATGGATATTCTCCTTTAGAGATTTGGGGTATTTTACATTTTATTTTGCGTTACAATACGTAGAATGGATGATGGAAGATGGAAAAGTTTGAAATCGTACTAATTTTAGCGGTTATAATACCATCTCTTTTCACGTTTTCTATTTTTTTCTATCACCCACAATTGCATGCAAAAGTATTGGATTTTTACGATATAGGAGAAATAAATAAGTACAACGTTATAACAATATGCATACAAAACCCTACCAATAAAACGTATGTATTTGTGCCTATAATTAATAGTCATCGTTGGTACCCAAGCATAATAATCCTAAAACCGCACGAATATGTTATAGTAAACGTTACAGCACCAGACCCTACTGTTGCTATCTCACAAAACGCTCACTATGCAATTACATTCTATTTGTATAACACTCAAACTGCTGTCTTATCTATAAGCGGATTCGCCCCTGCAGGTACGTTATATCCGATCGTAAATCCTAGTTTTACTGTAATATACAACTCATCGTATGGGGTATCGGAATACGGTTGGCAGATACTATATAACGGGAATGTAACAGTGCAAAAAGGAAAAATCACAATAAATGGAACGGCACTGATAGAACAGACATTATACTACCCAATAAATGGGAGCATAATAGTGGTACATAATGGTGGGGAAGTTAAATCGTCTATATACGATAATACTATAGTTATATACGCACAAAATACTACGATATTTTCCATAAATGGGGGTTGACCATAAATGGGGGTTGAGGGGGCTTAACCCTCACCCTTCCAGGGTCAGAGACCACTATTCCGCTCTCACAAACAGCTGTTTGAGGTTTTTTTATACCAGTTTTTTTATACCAGTTTTTTGATAGTATTATAGTGTGAGCTACATGTCTCAAGAATTTTCACACGACCGAGAAGGAGGAGAAAGTATTTTCCATAATTCTAATAGAAGCCTATCAAAGCTAGATCGGGACTTTGTAGAGAAAATGATAGAATCATTCCTAGACGAACATATGCGGAGGTGGGATGGATATGCCTACTTCATCATTGACGACAGCATGATGTTGATTAAGGCATACAAGATATATGGTGAGACTGAGCCGGCGTTCACAATAAAAGCGAGATTAGTAGGTGAAAAGCTAGAACTCGTCGAGGTGAGGTAAATGAAAGTCCCAGTGTTCATAAAATATAGCAGATTAGAGGACAACTGTTATTACGATAAACTAGAAGGGATCATATGTGGCGACTTCAAAGATTACGTTGACGTTGACGTTGACGATGTCCAGTTTGATCGTACTGATCTAGAAGACGTTGTGAACGAATATATGGACGACATTGCAGACATTTTAATGGTGAATAAACGTCTTTTGGACGAACTATTCAAAAAACTAAACAAAAACAACAATATAAGGTAATTTGTATGATGACAAAATATCCTGAGCATTTAACTCAAGAGTCACGATTAGAGGTTGTAAAAAGTTATGTATTGCACGAATTAGCATCGTTAACTCGCGACAAAACCCCTGATATAATTAATATAGACGGG